TAAGAAACATTTTTGGAATACTATAGGTAAATATGTAACTGATGATGGTGTAGATCTAGATGCTTTAAAAGTAAGATTACCTGGCGATCCACATATAGGTAATGAACTAAGTTCTCCTTCAGAGTTTTTTGCACAACAATTCGTCCAATATGCCATAGCTAAAAATAAAGCTGGCACATACGATGAAGTAATGTCTATGTGGAAAAGAATAGGTAGAACCGTAAATGAAACTATAAGAAGATGGTTTGGAGTTGCTGGTGATGAAGCTACTCAAGCTACACACTTATCTGCTATAGAACCAGATCTTATACCTTTATTCCAAAGAATATTCCCAGATAGAGATCCTGTAAATAGGTATGCAAATCTATTAAGTAAGTTTGCTAACGCAGATCAAAAAACCAAATACAGGTTATCTGTGTTAATGGATTTAGATGATGTACGAAGTAAAATTGACAAAGCATTAGATGGAAGTCACGAAGAACTTTTATCTGCTTTAGGTGGTAGAGGTCTTGAAACTGATAGACCTAGTGCTGCTACCGTACTTAACTCTTTCCTAAGAAATGCTAGAGGTAGAGATAAAGTAACTAAAAGGTTTGGTAATCCTACAAGAAGTAGAAAAGGTAAACACAATAGAAAAAGATTCTTTGAAGAAGGTGAGTTGGTAGATATTGATGGTTCTGTACCAAGACACAGAAATCAATCTGACTACCATACATTTACAAAGATTACTGATGCTTATTGGAAAATTATAAATCACGCTAAAAAAATGCGTGACCCAAGATTTATTGAGGCTGATAAAAAAGCTGGTAAATATTCACAAGCAACACCTGGTCAATATCTTGGTGCATTAGAAGCCACTGCTGGTAAAGGTGAAAGGGGAGCTATTGATGTAGCCAACGCTAGAGAGATACAAAGACTTATAAAAGAACAAGCTGCTGATGATGCTAATTACAATGTAGACGCAGAAGATATTATGTCTATGCAGTTAGGAACCACGGATATTCAAGGTGGTGGTAACAAGTCATTGACTGCATTGGTTATGGAAAATGCTGCTGCTAATCAAACTCCTGATAATATAGACCAGCTTGCAGTAACAAGAGCTTTGGCTTTTGATGTACTAGCTAATATTGAAAATGCAGAAAAAAGATTACGAAGGCAGTTGCATAACATCTTTGGCGAAATGGATGGCTTTGATATCACTACTGCTGTTGGTAGAGATGAGCAAGTATATGTCAAAGGTGCTAAAAATAAATCAACCAAAAGGTTTAGATCTCTTAACGCTAAAAGAAAAAGAGATAATGTTAATAGACAATTAAATGGACGAATCAAACAAATAGAGGATTTAGAAAAACAAGCTGACTCTATTATGAAGAAAACTCTTGGCAAACAAGGTCAATCTTCAACTCTCAAACAATCTCCAAAAGAGATGTCTATTAGAGAAATAGCTGATGAAACTAAAGTAAATAAAAAACAAACTGCTAGAACTAAAGACTTAACTGCTGAACTGGTTCAGAAACTTTTATCTGATCCAGAGGTTCCAGAGTTTTCTGTAATACAAAGGTCAATAGAAGCAGATCCTAATATAACAAGATTATCTAATGGTCGTGTTGCAACTACACCTGGAGATTTTGTTCAGTTACTTCAAGAAGGATATAACCAAGGTTATCAAGCTAGAATGGACTACGCTATGTATGTCTTACGAGGTCAGCCTGATGGTCTAAATCTAATGCCTAGAAAAGCACCAGTCAAAAGAATGGTGATGAAAGAGGTAGAACAATCCAAAGGTGTTAGTGGAGAGAACGGGATTCCTGCAAGAACTCCCGTCTACATAAAAGAATTTTTAAGAAAGGTTACACACAGAGATCCTCTTGTTGAGAACAACGCTAGAACATTTACATATAGGTTATTAAATATTCTAGGTAAAACTCAATATGATAAGAATGCTACTAACAACTTCCTAACTATGGATGATGTTGGTGGTTTATTCCCAGAAAGTTATTTTGGTGCTAACTATGGTACATTTGAACACGCTAACAATGGAGAAGTATTAAATATAGTTAGAAGAACTGCTAGAAAAATTGCACAAAATTTAAAAAGCGGTAAGAGTAAGATTGAATATCCTAATACAATAGCTTCTCGTAAACCTGTTGGTAGAGAGTATACCGTAATAGACGAGGTTGGTTACTTAATGTACCACTCTGCTATTGATGAAGAAGGTAAGATTAATATTAACAATGCTTATCAAGAAGCACTTGAACTTGGTGAAGCTCGTGCAGTTAAAATATCTGAAAGTTTTAAAGTTCCAAATCCTAAAGGTGCTGCAGTTAAATGGTTTATTGATGGATTCAATGACATCTTATCTCAAAAAACTACAAAGAGAGAACTATACAATAACCTATCAGGCTCTGCTTTATTAGAAGATAGTCTTGATTCTGTAACTGAACATTCAGCTTATCTTCTTAATAAGATGATAGGTAACAAAAAGTTAAGACAAAGATATAGATACCTAACTTACTTTGGAGATATGCACTATGATGCAGCTTCAGTACACCCAATCAAAAGATCCGTAGACCAAACTGGTAATAGTGGTACTTTACATTTAGCTAAGAAATATGCTTCTGAAACTATATCTAGTTTTAGTGATGCTGCTGATTTATCACATCGTGAGTTCCTAAACGCTAGGTCTACAGACAACTTATTAGATTATGTGTTCTATCACGGAACACCTAATGGTGATGCTTTCAATAAATACAAAGGTGCTCGTGGACCAAAACCATCTAATGCTGATTCATTATTTGGACCAGGTGTCTACTTAGCAAAAGATCCTACGGCATCAGAAACATATGCAAGGTTTACCCATAAAAACTCTTTGAAAGCTATGGTTGATTCTGATGATCCAGATGTAATTGCTATTACAGATGAAATTATTAATGACATAATGGAAAACAACCATAAGCTTAATGATATATCTAGAGCTTATGCTGGTAGAGATATAAGAAAAACAACTCTTAATCGTATGGATGAAATGGAAGCAGGTATTGTTGAGCCTGTTGATGGTGATCCTGCATATACTATGTTACAAGATGCACAGGTCTACGAAAGACTTATGCTTAAAAATGAAGAGCTGTTTGAAAGATTAGGTCAATTTACCAAAGTAAGAAGAAATCCTAAAGTTGTTCCTATGTTTGTTCGTGCAGACAATATGTTTGATTTTAGTGATAACGCTTCATACTCAGTAGGAAGTGGAGAGCCAAATGATATTGGGTTCTTTATGAAAGAATTAAAAACTTCTGGTCTTTTCAAAGATCAAGAAATAACAAGGATGTTAAATGAATTTAGACTACAAGGTGAAATGGATGGTTCTGATTTTTATCAAAACCTTGTAGACTCATTAACAACATCTGGTCGTTCTGAAGCAGAAGCTAAGACTTTAATTACCAGAGCATTTAACCAGCTTGGTTATGATGGGTTCTTAATTACTGAACCACACCCAGTAACTAACGATGTTGTAGACGCAATAGTAATACACAATAATAAATCTTTAAGAACCGTTGATGCTGATGTTGAAGATAGTGTAGTAAACCCTGAGTTTGCTTCTAATATGAATGACAAACATCAATCATTAAATGGTCAATTATTACAAGATGTTGTTGAACTTAATAAAAGACTGGAAGATTCTGACTATGTAAACATAGGATCAAAGGCACAAAAACTAGGTATGCCAGATGCTTTACAAGGTTTTGTTAAGAAAACTTTGAGAAAAGAAGCTATAGATAGTGATGATGTTGAAGTAATTGAAAAGAATTATTCTACAAACTTTATCAGTGAAAACTCTGCACACCTAAGAAAAATAGGTGCAGCTTGGTTAGGTAATTTAATTAAACCTAAAGATGGACCAGGTCTATATCAGATGCACGCAGCAGACTTGGCTAAAAGAATACAACCAGTTATGCAGATGTTACAAAAATTACCAGACTATGGTAATCCAGTTAAGAGATACATAAATAAAACAGCACCATTTTTCCAAGCAATACCTTTATTAGGTAGAGCAGTTCCTGAAAAAGCTGTTGCTCCTCCTGCATCCCATAAAAGAATTATAAGAGCTATGAGAGCTGGAGATATAAGTAATCTTAATGATGCAGAAAAACAAATAGCAAATCATTTAGTAGGTCTATTTAAAACTGAACTAAATGATCTACACAATCTTGGTATACCAGTTGGTGATGTTACTCTTCGTAATGGAACTAAATATTATGTACCACAGATATGGAATGCAGATATTGTAAGAGAAAATCCTAAAGCTTTTGTAGAATCTCTACAAAGATTTATTACTCGTGAAAAAAGAATGGAAGGTAAAACTGTAGATCCTAGAGAGATAGCTGAAATTGCATCTACTATGATGAATAGAATCATAGATACAGATGGTAGAATTGATGTTGATGTAGATGCTAGAACTTCAGGTATTACAAGTGATCCATTCTATCAAAGATTTATTACACTAAACAAAGATACTTACCCTGAGTTTGCAGATTATCTAGTAGATGATCTTGAAGGTATTATTACTAAATACTTTGACAAGACTACTAGAAAAAAACTTATGGCAAAAAACTTTGGTGCTGGTGGTCACGGACTAAACGCATACACGGTAACTGCTAAGTTAGGTGTGGAAGGTGCCGCTGATATACTAAGTGAAAATAAACTTATAACTATGCCTAGGTCTACAGGTGATGATGTACTTGAAGTATCACACATAGTTATACCTACACCTAATCAAATAGAGCGTGCTCACCTAAAAGAAATACTTAGAGATATACAAGCAAGCTTAATTAACACTAATACAAATACAGTCCACGCAAGAGTAGATGCAGCTAGACGAAGGTTACTTGCTCTTACAGACACTGGCACCCTAAACCCAGGTCAAATGGCTAACCTAAAAATAAGAATAGACGCAGTTGTTAATGGTCTAAAAGATTTCCCTGGAGGTATGTCAGAAGGATCTGAAGGATTTATAAGAAGTATTAATGATGTACTAGAAAGACGACCAATGTCTGATAGTAGAATGTTAAACAATGTAAGTAAAAAGATGAGAGCGTTTAACTCTGTATCTCTACTTGGTTGGACAACATTAACATCTATACCTGATATGGCATTACCTTTAATTAGAACTGGTAATTTCAAGGGCTGGATGAAAGCTTGGAAAGATGTAACTTTGGGTAGCCCAGAGTATAGACAAGCAGCTAAAGACATAGGTGTAGGTGTTGAAAACCTAATACACGATAGAATGACCCATATGGCTGGTGATGGATCTCAACAATTCCAACACGCTTTCTTCTATGGTACTGGTCTACAGAGTTGGACAAACTTTATGAGAGAGGTGTCTGCTGTAGTTGGTTACAATACATTTAAAGCTGAAGCTGATATGGCACAAAAACTTATAGCACGAGGTCAAATAGATAGTGCAGCATATAGAAAATCTTTAAGATTGTTAAAAAGATATGGTCTAGAAGCGTATGCTAAACCTGGTTCTAGACGAATGGCTGATATGAAAACCGTAGCCAAAGATGATAACTTTAGATACGCTACAATGAGGTTTGTAAACGAAACAATCTTTACTCCAGATCCTAATGATGTACCTCTTTGGGCACAACATCCTATTGGTTCAATGGTATTCCAACTTAAATCATTCCCATTAATGATGATGCGTATGGTTTTTGGTGAAGGTGGTGTAGTAGACGAAGCTTGGAAATACAAAAACTTTAAACCAATGATAGCTTTATTAACTGTCGGTGGTGGTTTTGGTATGATGGCTAATACTATAAAAGATTACACTCTACAAAGAGGTGGAGAAGATGGACGAGAAGCAGCATTAAGAGAAAGAAAATTTAGTAAAACAGCAGTGGGTGAAACATTTAAAGTATTCACTGGTGTTGAAGGTGAAGATGCAGACAGATGGTTACAAGAAAACCTAGGTAAAGATGCAGATAAATTCCTCGGTCATTACTTGGAGGGTATAGTTGCTTTAGGTGGTCTAGGTCTACTAGCAGAATTATTCTTTAACACAGCAGCACAAGCAGACAATAGATACTATGGTGCCGCTAGAATGGTGTCTGCAATTGGTGGTCCATCAACTGGTGTATTATTTGATGCAGCAGCTAATGTCGGTGGTGGTATAGAATTAGCTAGAGAAGCAATACCAGGAGTATCGGGAGATGGTAGTAACTCATCAGAAAGAGCATTCATAAGAACTCTATTAAGAAGAATACCAGTAGCTGGTGGTAATAAAGTATTCACAGAGGGTGGTACTGACTTACTAGCAGGAGAACAAACTGGTCGTAGATCACAATCTGAAGGCGGAAATGTATTTGATGCTATGAAGGCTAGCGACTTTGATAAGTTGTTTTCAAAATTTAAATAGAGATGAGAATTGGTATTTGCAGAAATCATAACAGGAATCACCTTAGTCAATAAAGCAGCTGAACAAATTAAAAAACTTGTGCAGAACGCTAATGATGTATCTAAATTAGCTAAACACATAGACGATATGTTTGAAGGCGAAAGCCAAATCAATAAGAAAAGAAACAAGAGAAGTATGTTTTCTGTTCACTCTGTAGCAGAAGAAACAATAAATGCAAAGCTCGCCAGGGAGAGATTAAATGAAATGGGTCAATTGATAGACCTAAGATTTGGTCACGGAACTTGGGCAGGTATACTAAAAGAAAGAGCAGACAGAATACACGCAGCTAAAGAAGAAGCCAAAAAGATAGCACATCAGAAAAGAATACAATACGAGGAGAATATGCAATTGTTCTGGACTATACTTGGTATACTTGTTGGTGCAGTTGGATTGTTATTTGGTATGTATGTGTTTTTTAAGAATTGATAAAGTAATAAACTATAATAGCACCTATAAGCAAAGCACCCATATTGTAGAAGAACATTAATAATCCTAGTTCAGCTGTCATTAATCCATACTAGCTATAGAAGTTATTTTCTTTTCACCTGAATACTCGTCTACGACAACAACAGCTTTTACTTTTGCACATTGATAACGAGCAGAGCTAGTTCTTTCAGCAAGCCTTTTCATTTTTAAACAGGTTGCCATCTTTTGATCTTGAACATACAGATGTTCTTTTAATACATCGTGATTAGGTTGCCCTAAAAACATTAATAAACTAATGACTATTTCCATTTGCTCTTACCTTATCTTTAAGCTCTTCAATATCAGCTAATGCTTTTTCTAATTGTTTTTCAATGTGTTGTAACATTACTTGATTATGAATATTTTTATTTAATAATTCTGTGTGTTGATCGGTAGTCTTATAAAGTTCTTCCAAGAGGATATATTGTTCTTTGTCTACGGTAGTTTGTTCTGATGCTTTTAGCAGATCTGCATTCATCAGCTCACGACTTGTTTCTAAAGATGTAAGTCTAGCTGTTATCTCAGTGTAAGCGAATATTCCCATACTAACCCCAACTATTATCCCTATCATATTTTTAATTGGCATAGCCACTGAGGTGCTGTCGCTTACTTTCATCTACCTCCTTGTCCACGGTAACGCTTATAGTTTCGTTTTTCGCTTTTGTTCATATTTTTTTTATGTCTACCTATTTTTTTTTTAGATTTAGGTTCAAAAGTATTTACTCCAAACTTGTGCTTTTTAGCCACGCTCCCCCTGCACACGCATTTGTAGACCTTGTATAACTTTAGCCAAAGTCTTACCAGTATCTTCTAAGCTTTTCTGATGTTGTAATTGTGTAGGTGGAACCATTCTATTTTTCATAGCTAATGCTTGAGCTATCTCTAAATTCATAGCTTCAGGTGGTATCATATAAGCAGGATTATTCTTACCACTCATATACCTTTTAAAGATTTCACTTATTTTTTGTGTCATCTGTGGATCTACTTCCGCAGATGTAGGATTAGGGTTAAAAGCTTGTGGATTCATCATATATAAAATCTCCTTGTTTTATATATCTATATCAAAAAGCTCTCTTTCCATCGTCCTTCTACGGACTAAACCTTGTAGGATCTTGCCACCTGCTCTTCTCCACTTAGGAAACTCAGCAGATGCACCCTCGTAGTTGCCACGATTTAATTTCATACGCATTGTAGAGCTTTGGAAATTACCACTACCAACATTAAATATAAAAGAACATAGGGCAGAGTGCATATTTTCTGTGATTTCTGCAGTAACTAGCTTGTCTATAGCGTGATAACAATGGTCTAGTTCTTGCCTTAGTAGGTATTCTCCATCTTCTTCTGTGATAGGTGGGTGGGATTTAGTTACTGGCTTTCTTTGTTTATCCCAAGTAGAGCCATAACCTATAGTCCAACGATTAGCTGGACATAGGTATACGGTAGGAGAAAAACCCTCAAAGTGTTTTATTATATTTAAACCTTCTGCGTTGATCTTCATTTTCTATTGAAACTTCTTTGACCAAACCAGAAAGAAACAACTGCAGCCCACACTGCTTGTATCTCATTAGACCAAATTCTATTATACATTTCCAAGTCTATAGAATTGAACGCTAACATAAATGTTAGAATCATAAATTCTAAAAACAAAAGATATGTCATTATAGGTCTAACACTAGAAGATAGGTTAATAACCCATTGTGATGACTTGACCGTCATCTTTGTTTGGCTTTTTTGTAGAGCTTCTGTTTCACGAATGTCAGCTTCAACATTCATAAATTGTAATTTCTGCTCTCCAATTTTGATTTGTTGTTCTAATTGTTTATCCATTAACTTGAGTTCGTGAGCTTGATCTCTCTTTTCTTCAAAGAACCCAAGTAGCTTTGGGAGAAAGGAAGTACCAAATCCAAGTAATGATCCTAGTAGTGATAGCATATAGCCTCCTTTGTTATTATATCACAATTGTAATATCTTAGGTATAAAGTTTATTACTTTTTCTGTAGTCCCATTGTTCTCTATAACTAAGTCTGCGTCAAAGTCTTGACTCTCTGATTCGTGAGATGTCTTGACTGAAGATGGTCTAGTCATTCTAACTATGATACCACCCATATCTCTTATAATCTTTACTTCGTTTTCAAATCTAACATCATCAGCAACAACTCCCTGATTCATAGATGTTAGTTCGTTTGCTTTGGTAGACCATAGGTTTACCCATATATCGTCACCAATAATTTTTCTTCCCCATTCTGTGCCAAGTGTTTGCATAGCAAATCTAGGTGTCTTGCCACATAATAATTCTTCTTCAATTTCTTTATTAGCACCTTCAAGATGCGAATATGATAGACCAACAGATGACAACATCTTTTTAATTGGGTATGCCATCTTTAGTTTTGTAAAGTTATGTTTGGAACACAATGCGTCTGCCAATAGTGTTTTACCACTACCAATATAACCTGTAATACCTACTATCTTAGGACGCATTAAGTACCTTCTGAACTCTTAATTCTGTAAGTTCTCTAGTTAAATGTCTAAGTTTGTCTTGAGCTTTTGTTCTAGCATCAGGGTCTACAGGTTGATTGTTTTCAATCTTCCATTCAACATCTCGTATTCTTTCTTTGACGCTAGAAATTTCGTGCTCTAATTTGACAATGTCAACTTCAATGTTTTTGGTCATCTTCTTTTCCTGTTAAAATATAAGCATCAGGATGTATGAAAGATATAGGTATGTTATGATGTCTACAAAACTCTATCTCCCGAGTTACCCCAATGCTATTTTGCCATCCATCTAACATTAAAACAAACATTCCTTTCGCGTGTTTAAGTATACCAAAATCTAACTCAAGCCAAAACCTTGTTGGTGCTTTTATTATACCACATACTCTCTGTATTGCGTGATGATATGTGATAGGACTATAAATATTCAGTCCAGTTTTTAACAACTTATAAGTACACCTAGTCACTTGTTCATACCTATTCTTCATCTCTTCACTATCTGCCGTATTGTTTAAAGAATACGGACAGGCTAGATATTGGAAGTCTTTGGCAGAGGCTGAAATCTCTCCCATTTCTGGCACTCTTCCAGACAACCAAGATTGCAAGTCCATCCCCCCGCTAGTTTCGGTTGGTAGTTCTTGCAGGTTTTCATTGTTTGTTTTACTTCTTTTCCGTTCCAACATACATCCCTCTTAAAACATCCCCTACATCTCCAATCTGTAGGGTCGCTTGATATTTTCTTTGCTTCTCCATTAAGAACTCTCTCAACTTTGACACAAAGATCGTTATAATAAAACTCATCGTATCGGATAATCTCGGAGTGATATTCAGAGTTGTTTTTATTGTAAGATATAAATACACATTCTTCTAATTTTCCTAAGCCTAACATAAATTGAACCTGAGAATAATAGTTTCTATGACTATACTTGACACCTTTAGTAGAAAACTCTTTAAACTTGTTATCGTTCATACTTTTAATTTCTAAAAGTTTAGAGTCTTGGTCTATAGGTCCAAGCATTCCATCAGCGTGACCAACTGCGTGTCCACCAAATCCTTCAAATGCCCACTGCTTACCAGTAAATGGATCTTTTTCCATAACTGCTATGCCTGTCTTTTTGATATCTCTGACGACATCATCTTCTATTCTATGACCATCACGAAAGATTCTTTTAAGTCTATAACCTATTGGACTATCTGGAAAGCCACGAAGAGAAAAAGCAATAAGAGCCTCGCAAGGATTACCTACAATACTAGCACCTATATAAGACCTAGCCTTTTGTGGGTTGTCCTTTTCTTCTTTTTCATATGCTTGATCTATTAAATCTGCGAGGTTCATACTTTGTTCCTTTAAGAAAAAAATAGCAGAGCAGACAAGAATGTCTACCCTGCTACAAAGTTAGAACGGTATAGATTCGTCTGTAGTATCTTCCCCCTTGTCTACAGATTCTGCCATACCAGTCCCTGGGGAGGACTTCTTTGGTGTATCTGGATCTATTTCAGAAGGATCAAAAAATCCTTTTAATTTAGAACCAGTCCTTTCTTCTCCGTCCATAGTGTAAGTATCCTTCTGGACAGAAGCACCAACTTTCAAACCTTTAAGAGAAGCTATGTCAGATGGATTGTCTGGAGTTGGATGACCCCCGTGTATAAGTAAAGCTTTAAGTTGCTCCCTTCCAATCCTTGTAGCTGTCTGACTTGCAGGTACATTTACATTGATCCAAGCTCGTAGAGTTCCTTGACCTTTAACATCTGTTAAAGATAGTTCTACTGCTGAACCACCATTCCTTGTTTGTTTAATAAAGGCATCTGTAATTGTTACTACATATCTGCCTGGTTGTAGAATTTGAGGTGCTGAAGATATATCAACGCCACTCAAGTTCAGTTCTCTAAAATTAAACGCCATTATTTTTTCTCCTTAGTTTTAAGTTTATTGTATTCGTCATCGTCCATATCTAGACGCTTCAGAAGTTCCACGATATTACCAGTTTTTTCTACTGCTTTAAGTCTACGCTTTTCATCACGCACCTTGCCGTGCCAACCTCTTACTTCATCAGTGATAACATAACGAAGAACTTGTTGTCTGCCCTCAATCTCTTGAGTGACTCTTACACCACAGAAAACACAATCAAAGATTCCTGGTAGTTGTTGCATAGTTGCTTTACCTGCAATCATACACCAGTAGTCTACATTACCATTGTCGTCTGTAGATTCTTTTGCAAGAGCAGTGACTATGCAGTGCATATTCATATCCCTTATGGCTTTACAAGCACCAATAAGTTGAGAAGCGTGATTACCCCACACGGCAAAACCATCTGGGTTTTTCTTACCAAGTTTCTCTGCTCTTATCTTTTCTTCTTTCTCAGCGTGTTGATAAGAAAGATCAGATAGTTCTGTTAAACTATCTATACCTATCCAAGAGTACCCTTTCTTTTTAAAGTCCTCTGACTTTGTCCATTTGAAAATATCCTTAAAAGAATACTTCCCTTTCTTAGGGTCTGATGGATCATCCCAAGATGAAAAAGGTAGGTAGTCAATACCTGCTGAACGAATAGACGATAGTCCACTCTCTCCAGAAAATATAAACCCTTTACCAAAATGTTCTTGGAAATATTTTAATTGAGTGGTTTTACCCCACCCGTGATGACCATATAAAAGAACCTTTCTTTTAGCTGTATCATCGCCTGCTGTATTTAATGGTTCAAACATTAGCTACTCCTTGTTAGTTTGACAGAAATAGGACCAGGCTTACGAGTTAACGCAGGCTGTAGTTCCTTTTGTTCTGTTTCAGTTAGTTTTTGGAAGGTTCTTTTTTCAACGGTGAGTCTTTTCTTTATATGTGCAGGAAGTTTCCCACTCTTGAATAACTCTTCAAGTATGTCTTGATCCCAATGGAATCGTTCTTGTCTATTTATAGTAACGACATCTTTACCATAAACTCTTGTTTGCTCTCCGAACTCCTCTGGAAATTCTGCAACTAGATCTGCTTCTAACTTTTCAATAGCTTTGGCATTATCTTCTTGCTTCCTCTTTCTTTCTTTTAACTCCTCAATCTTTTGAGATATAGGAGCATTCTCGGTATCGGATTCAAATTGTTCCCAATCGCTCATAATAACCATCCTTTTATGTTAATAGTAATCTTACACTACACCAGTATCATATATAATACAAGGAGTATAACCGATAAAGTATTGTAGCATATATTATACATATTGTTTTTGTCTTATATGTATGACAATATGAAATCTACCATAATACTAACAGGAGTAGAGATGAAGTTTAACGCAAAGAAATTTATAGAAGATGCAGGCGGAGTTCGTAAGATCGCCGAGGTTCTTCGTAAACCTCGTACGGCTCCATATAGAATGATTAACACAAGATATATGACCAGTTGGCACTTTGAAAAAATCAAAGAGGTTAACCCAGACATATGTATTGACGATTACTTTGAGGATGACACTAATGCCAAACGAAAAAGAAAAGTTTAAAGCTTTATTATATGATGAAGCTTGTAATGCAATAGATAGAGGTTGGACTATAATCCCACTTTCCATATCAGGAAAGATACCTCTAAACGATTGGAAGAAATATCAAACAACACCTACTACACAAGAAGAAGTAGAGGAGTGGTTCTTAGAAGGAGCACCTACTTCATCTGGCAGGCGTGTAGAAGTATTTAATTTAGCACTGGTTACTGGTGCTATAAGTGGTCTTATAGTTTTAGATTGTGATAATGAAGATGCAGTGGCTTATGCAAAGAAGCATAATCTAGTATCTCCTATCGCCGTCAAGACAACAAGAGGCTATCACTATTATTGGAAACATCCATTACACGGAAAGAAGTTCGCTAACAAAGTTGGTGGAGTTGCTCGTGATTGGGTAGACATAAAAGGTTTAGACTTGCGTGGAGATGGAGGCTATGTAGTTATGCCTCCTTCCATAAAGTTAAAAGAAAAAACTATTACACATCAATACAAATGGAATCTTGCTGAAGGTTTTGACTTTGAAGATATAGACGAGTTTGTATGGAAAGGTAATCCAACTGATATTAAATCAGAAGAAAATTTTTCTTTTGATAAATTAGATTTAAGCGATGTGAAGGTTGCTTCAATCGCAGACTCTATGTCTATCTGGGATCAGACAGAAAATAGAGTGTCCATTTTGGGTCGTAAACTTCGTATTGGAGATGCGACTGATGATTGGATGATAAGATATTGTGGACAGATGGTAAGAAGAGGAGTCATTAAAGAGGACTTATATCAATCTGTTTTAAACTATCACGAAAAATTCTTTGACTCTGAGTCATACTCTAATGAAGATACAGAGAGATGGCTTAGGACTAAAATGGAATCTGCCTATCAATTAGATAGACGAAACTATCCAGAGGACTATGACGAATCTGGTGATCGTATAGACTCTGAAAAGAAGGTAGATGACACAAAGAATGTAGCCTCGTCAAGACTTGTCCCTATTTATATAAACGCTGTGGAAAGGCTCCTTAAAGAGATGGTGGACGAGCCTTATTGGTGCAATCCTTTAGTACCCGAGGCTACTATTACTCAAGTTGTTGGATTCAATGGTCACGGAAAATCTTATTTTCTATCGGCTATGCTTACAGCTTTGTCAGCAGGTAATGAAAGTTTTGGTCCATATGAAATGGGTAGACCTGCTAAAATCTTCTATATGGATTATGACAATCCAAGAAGAACTGCACTTAGGCGTATGCAAGAGTTCAACAAAACATTCGGTGATACTAACGAGCACTATGCTTTATGGTCGCCGACTTTAATTAACCCTGAAGATGGTGGAGAAATAAACTTACTTGAAGAAAAGGATTTCAAACTACTAGGTAATTGGCTCAAAGTTGTAGAGCCTGACATAATTGTTATAGATACAATTCGTAATGCCTTTCGTGGTTTAGAAGAAGCAAGTCCTAAAGAATGGGGTAAGGTTAACTATGTTGCAAAACAGATAAGAAATATGGGTGTGTCTGTAATTCTTGTCCATCATCGTAACAAACCTGGTGAAGGAGGAATGGGTAGAGAAGCTGGGTCTACGGCTCAGTTGACTGATGTTGATACCCAGGTATTCGTCACCCAAGTCTACGAAAACAAAGCTGAAGCTAAAGCTAAAGCTGGT